GAATGTATTCATTAACTTTATACACCTATCTCGCTCCCAGTAAAGTCTGTGACGGGGTGGGTGTTTTTTCTTTAATTGATATACCAAAAGACACATGTATCTTTACGCCCGCTAAGACCGAGTATGTATTATGGACAGCGGTTGATGCACGTATTCGTGAAAGACTAGCGACATTAACGTATTGTGATGAGGACGGGTTCTGGATTGATAGTGATCTAGATAAGTTGAGTCCTCAATATTATATAAATCATTCACACGACCCGAATGTTGCCTATAATAAGGACACGGGTAAACTCTACGCTATTAAGGACATTCCTGCTGACGTAGAACTAACGGATTATTATTTCCCAGGAGAAAGAGATTGGCGTATTTAAATCACAGTCTCCCCGACTGGTCTTGTTACATGCGTAATGAGTTCTTGTTTAATCACAAGAAAGGTCATGGAGAAGTAACGAAATGCGATGTACACAGTGTTGCGAGTATTGAGAAACGAGTGCCTTTGTTTGAGGCATTCTTAGAGAATGGTGTAAACTGGACTAGAAGACCTCTACATGCCTTCTGCTGGCGTCCTGACGCAGAGATAGAACCTCTAGAGGACATTATGTACTGGGACTGCTTCTCGCCCTATGTGGACGTTCAGAGGCGTCATCGTCTTGCTAATCTGGATGCACAATTAATTCGTCCAGATGGCAAGAAAGTCTTGGGAACGTATATGTTTACTCTGGATTGGTCGTGGGAGAACAAGGGTGTCCCAGACTTAAACTTTTCTGAGACACCTGAGCATAAATGTGCTCACTTGTTTAAGGTAGAGACTGGCAACTACTATGCATATCCAAACAATCGTATCATTTGGTATGATAATGCATGGGTATTCAATAGAATTGAAAAGAACCCTGGTTATGAAATTGATCTGACTGTTTATTCAGTTGAGAACAAACGTAAACTTGAAACATCGGATCATTACATGTACGAGATTAAAAACCTAGATACTAAGTAACGGAGGAAACGATGGGCAACTCACCAGTAGATAAAGGTCAAAATTTTATTGATGAGGGTATGACTCTCATCACTGAGACTGATAGCGATAGACTGCTAGATGCCGCTGCAAGGCAGCGTAGAGCGAAAAGGAAGGAGGAACTATATCCACTTCCCGAGAACCGTCTTGAGCGTCCTTGCGGGGGTGCAGGTGGTTTTGATGATTTTGTAGAACGCTGGACCGAAGACACTAAATAACTAGTGACTTCGTGTACTCTAGATGGCAACGTCAGATATCTCATTTAGAGATGTAAACATTTCTTTTAAGAAGCATCCAGTAACGGACGATGTTGTCGTTGCCAAGGATGCTGCTGCCATCAAACAAGCGATTGGTAATTTATTATTAACAAACCGAGGCGAGCGTATGTTCAAACCAGACTATGGTTCGGACTTGCGCCGCTTTTTGTTTGAACCAATGTCGCCAATTACTGCTGGTCAGATTACACAAAGTGTTAGATATACTATTAGTACATTTGAACCAAGGGTCCAACTGCTAACAACTGAAACAAATCCAAATTATGATGACAATGGATTTGATGTTGAGATTACGTACAAGATTCTAGGTTCCGATATTCCACCCGTTGCTGTAGAGTTCTTCCTGTCTAGGACGAGATAATGCCATATACCCAGTTAAACAATCTAGATTTCCTCCAAATCAAGAATGCTCTCAAAGATTACATGAGAGCTCAGTCGGATTTTACTGACTATGATTTTGAGTCATCTGCTCTAAGTCAGTTGCTGGACGTACTGGCGTATAACACATATTACACCGCATTCAACACTAATATGGTGGTGAATGAGTTGTTTTTGGATTCTGCAACGTTGCGTGACAATGTTGTTTCTCTTGCTAAACAACTTGGATATACACCAAAGTCAATTACCGCTCCAAAGGCAAATATTTCGTTCAACGTAACTTTTACTGGAAATTCCGCACCCACATCTGTTACTATCAAGAAAGGAACGGGTTTTATCACAAATTATGATAATTCGCTATACAATTATATTTTGAGGGAAGATAAGACGTTCCCCGTCGTAAATGGAGTTGCTTCAATAACAAATATTGATATTTACGAAGGGTCTATTGTTGAATCAAATACCGTTGTTAATTCCTCTTTAAAGAATCAGAAGTATACCATTGCAAACCCCTCAGCTGATCTAAGCACGTTGAAGGTTAAAATTTTTGATTCAACCACTTCAACTACTTATCAAGAGTATAAGAGATCTGACAGTATTTTAGATATTGGTGCGGAAGACAAAGTATTTTTCGTCAGTGAAATTGAAGACGAAAGGTATGAATTGTTTTTTGGTGATGGTGTACTGGGAAGAAAGCTTTCAAATGGTGAAGTAGTCCAAATTAGTTATATCCAAACCAGTGGAGCGGAAACCAATGGAGCAAAGTCTTTTACTTTTAGTGCTAGACTTCAAGATGAGAATAATGCAAATATAGGAATTCCTTTTGGAGTAAGTTCTATTGTTGTTAACAGTGTTGCTACTGGTGGTGCCAATATTGAAAGTATTGAAAAAATCAAATTCAATGCCCCTAAGTTCTATAGTTCTCAGAACAGAGCAGTAACAGCAAATGACTATGCGGCAATTGTAAGAAACATATATCCATCAGTTGGCGACATCATTGTGTTTGGTGGTGAGGATCAAGAACCTCCTGCATATGGTAAGGTATTCATTGCTATTAAACCGACTGAAGCAGCATCCTTGTCATCATACACAAAGAATGAATTATCAACAGAACTTAGAAAGTATACAGTTGCGTCTGTAAAACCAGAGTTTATTGATCCATCAATTTTGTATATTGAACTCAATAGTAAGATCTACTTTGATGGCACGAAGACAAACATGATACCAACACAGGTTTCAGATAACGCAGCAAAGTCCGTTCAAGAGTATTTGAAGACATCTCAGACTGAGAAGTTCAACGGTAAGTTTAGATATAGCAAATTTATTGGAGTTATTGATAATAGTGATCGGTCTGTAAATTCAAATGATACGGATATCACTCTCAGAAAAGATTTTTATGCACAGATTAATGCATCGTCATATTACGAAATTTGTTACCAAAATGCATTCTTAGAAGACTGCGATGATCCTGTAGTTTCTTCTACTGGTATGACTGTGTTTGAGTATCCCACTTACACCTCATATCTAGAGGATAGGGATGGCAAAATCGTCCTATATAGACTAGATTCTTTAACTGGAGAAAAAATTCTCCTTAATGATTCTGTCGGTGATATTGATTATGCAAAAGGCGAAATCAAACTATATGATTTCACTATCTTAAAGGGTTCGTTCTCGGACAATCGCGTTGAACTGAGAGTAAAACCTGCTAACAAAGATATTGAAGTCAAGCGTGAGGTATACTTAGATGTTGATATCTCAAAGAGTACATTTGTAGCATACAAAGAGTAGTAGTAGATGTTGAAAACTGCTAAAAAAATCTCATTTCTAGTTGAGTCTCAGTTACCCGACTTCATCAATGAAGAGTACGAACTTTTTACAAAGTTTGTCAAAAAATATTATGAGCAACTAGAATTACAAGGACAACCACTTGATATTATCACGAACCTTGAGACGTATCGTGATATTGATTTTTATGAGAAAAATATTCTCAAGCAGTCTACTACATTGATTGGTAGTCTCAGTGCGTCTGCTACTACAATTACAGTTGATGATGCATCCTCCTTCCCAAAGAACGGAGGATATATTAAAATTGATGATGAGATCTGTTTCTATACTGAAAGAACGGATACTCAATTTTTAGAAGTAAGTCGTGGTGTGAGTGGTAATACAAAACTTGGCGACTTATATACAGAAAGCACATTTGTTACTACACAAGCAGCAACTCATGTAAATGGATCTACTGTACAGAATATCAGTAATCTATTTTTATATGCATTAGTAAAAAGTTTTGAGAAGCAGTATCTTGCTGATTTCCCAGAAGCATATTTAAAAGAGGGAGTTGACAAGAGAACTCTAATTAAGAATATTTCATCATTCTATCAGGCTAAGGGAACTGATAGGTCTATTCAGTTCCTATTCAAATGTTTGATTAAGGATGATCCAGAACCAGAAATTGCATATCCTAGAGATTCAACACTAAAAGGTTCTGAATCTACGTGGATTCAGGTTTATGCATTAAAAGCAAAGGTCGTTTCTGGTAATCCAGAAGATCTTGTCGGTAAGTCTATTACACAAAATACGGCAGAGGGGTTTGCATCTGCTGTTGTTGATAATGTAAAGTTTGCTGGTACATATGATGGCGAAGATCTATATGACATCATTTTGGCAGAACAAACTGTCAATGGGACATTCTCCATCGCAGCAAGAACTAAACTAACAAAAGAAGTAACTGCATCAACTACTATTGGTGATAGAATTGATGTCTTTTCAACTCTTGGTTGGTCAAAGCAAGGAGAGTTTAAACTTGACGACGAAACTATCAAGTTTGAAGAGAAG